GTTAGTAGTACCCCCAGCACTCGAGTTCCAGGCAGAGGTAATCCTCAAGTCTGTTCTCCGTTCTGGTACTGCTGACAACGATCTCAACCCAATCAAGTCTACTGGTATGCTACCAAAGGGTACACACGTTGTAACTCGTTTGAGCTCTTCCAAGGCATGGTGGGTACAGACCGATGCTGAGAATGGTCTCATGCTCGTAATGCGTCGTCCAATGGAGAAATCCATGGAAGGCGACTTCGAGACTGATTCTATGCGCTACAAAGCCACCGAGCGTTATGCGACCGGCTGGCACGATGCGCGTAACATTTTCGGTACGCAAGGCGTCTAAGCAACACCTCCGTAGTCATAAAGCCACCCCACAAGGGTGGCTTTTTTACTATTTGGGGCGGTTTTTCTATTTAATTTGCATTAGTAGTTATAGGAAGAATAATCCCATTCTGACCGCCGTTACTTCCCGGTGAGACGACTCAGAGACAGCTTGGGATACCCACTGAGATAAGGAATCAAATAATGTCTAGCACATTTACATCCCCCATTCGTGTATTTAAGCGTAACAACCCAACCAACGACGGCACAATCGCCCCAGATAATACTGGCGCCGTACGTCTAAGTCAACAAGATGTAATTTTAAATCCAATTACTACAACCACTGGTGCAGCAACTGCATTAACAACCGCCCCCGTTGGTACAACCACAGCAGTTCCTTTTGTATTGCCAGCCGGCTCTATTATCGAGTCATTCTCGCTGTACCAAGACGTAGCCGCTGGTGGTCTCGTTGGTGGCGTAATTACAATGTCTATCAGCATCACCAACCCAACAACTGGTGCTATAACCACTACCGCTCTCGGCACAATTACCCCAACAGCGGCCGGCGGCCGTATCGCTGGTGTGTTTACTGCAACCGCAGCAACCGCAGCTATCATTGGTAACATTGGACCACTTGACGCCACATTGACATTCTCTGCGGCCTCTGTGACAACATTGTCAAGCGGTTCTTTGGGTGGCACGTTGGATGTTAACTACACTGCACGTAACAATGACGGTTCTATCATCGCCTACGGTTCTGGTTACACCAATAACTAATTAGGAGCCAATCATGCGTCAAGTAACCGTGACGGCTGATGCAACTGGAGTAAGTACTCCAGTTGTACTCGACCAATACATTGCCCCGTTTCAGGTAACATATTCAAAGACTGGATCTGGTGTTGTTCAAGCAACAGCAACGGATCCATATCCCGTCGAAAACGGTAACTTTGTTTCTGCTACCTTTACTTGGATTACTGCACCCACAACAGCACCAAACACCGCAACTTTTTTAGCACAGCCGTATCGTGCTATCCGTTTATCTGGTGCAGCCGAAGGTGACACACTTACAGTAATTCAATCCGGAGTTAAGTAATGCCTGTATACCTCGACACTCGGGGTAACAGTGTCCTGTCTGTGGCGATCTGTGATCGCTGCAACAGGAAATTTGCGTACACAGAATTAATGCCCGACCCTAATTTTCCGGGCATGCGCGTGTGCGCGGCAGATAAAGATAACTATGACCCCTGGAGATTACCAGCGCGTCAAACAGAAAACATTGCGTTGCGTTTCCCCCGCCCAGATCAGAGTGTTGCTACTGGCCCAATTGGTGGCCAACAATTAGTTACACAGGGCAACCCAAATCAAACCACGCAATACGACAGCTTCTTTATTGATGGCACACCACCAAACGCTGGCGAGTCTGGCGATATAAAAACATAAAGAGACCTAAATGGCAGACCGTTCAATAACACAACTACAAGTAGCGGGACCGTTAACAGGTAACGAAGTTACTGTTGTTGTCCAAAACGGGATCACTAAGCAGACCCAGCTCCAAGATATTTCTAATCTTGGTGGCCCAACTGGTCCAACAGGACCGCAGGGCAACGCCGGACCGACTGGCCCAACCGGTGCAACCGGTGCAACAGGAACCGGACCTACGGGGCCAACAGGTAGTCCGGGCCCAACTGGCCCAACCGGCGCAACGGGCGCAACAGGAACTGGACCTACGGGGCCAACAGGTATTCAAGGTCCAACAGGCCCAACAGGCTGGACTGGACCGACAGGCGATACTGGACCGACAGGCGATACTGGACCACAGGGCGTAGTAGGTCCCACAGGACCACAGGGACCGCAAGGAATACAAGGACCAACTGGGCCAATAGGTCCCGTAGGACCGACAGGCGACACGGGTTCAATTGGTCCGACAGGCGACACTGGTCCACAAGGACCAACTGGTCCGCAAGGCATTCAGGGTCCAACTGGCCCGCAGGGAATTCAAGGTCCCACTGGTGACACTGGACCACAAGGGCCTACTGGACCGCAGGGGATACAAGGACCAACTGGCCCAACTGGTGACACTGGACCTCAAGGTATACAGGGTGTCACAGGACCGACAGGACCACAAGGCCAGACGACAGGATTAACACTATTCCTTGATGGTGCAACGGCAACTGGACCACAGGCATACAATTTATTAGTGGTGCCAAACACCGGTGCGCAAACAATACTGTCAAGAACAACAAATACAAGCACACCGGTTTTACTTGGCTCGTTTGTAACTGCTGCCGGTGTACCTAACAACACATCTTTCACAGGTGGCTTGTGGGAACTATATGGGTGGATAAATCACGCTGGTGGTGGGGCAACATTTAGATTTTGGACTGAGGTCCAAGAGGTTGCATCAGACGGCACGACGGTATTACAGACACTTGCTAGTGGAAACTATGCGTCTGGAACCCTCGTTGCAACATCAACTCTTTCTCTGTACGAGTATGATCTGTATGTTCCTACATCTACACTAGCGTCCGTTAACAGCCGTATATTACTTAACGTTTATGTGCAAGGTCAGACAGGAAGCACAACCGCATCCTTGAACATGCGCAACAACACGCAGTCACACGTTGTTACGACGATTGCGTTTAACGTGGTTGGACCAACAGGACCACAGGGTCCAACTGGTGACACTGGACCACAAGGTCCCACAGGTCCGCAAGGAATACAGGGACCTACAGGTCCAACAGGATGGACTGGTCCGCAAGGCATTCAGGGACCGACTGGTCCGACGGGGGACACCGGACCTCAAGGCCCAACCGGTCCGACAGGATGGACTGGACCACAGGGCCCAACTGGCGACACGGGACCGACAGGACCTACGACATACCCAGCCGCTGGCGTGGCAGTATCTACTGGCACGGCGTGGGGTGCGTCATTAGTGGCAGCAAGTGCTAACACCGCAAGCGCGCTGGTACAGCGCGATACCAACGGTGACTTTAGTGCTGGTACAATAACCGCAACGGCATACATTGGAGTGAGTGGCGGTACATTTTAATTAGGGGTAGCACATGAAAATCGCCGTATATGCGATTAGCAAAAATGAAGAGCAGTTTGTAAAGACATTCTGCGAGTCCAGTAAGTTAGCGGATTATATTATGATCGCCGACACTGGTTCTACGGATGGTACGGTCGAGGAGGCTAAAAAGTATGGGGCTGTTGTTCATAGCATTTGCATTTCTCCTTGGCGCTTCGATCATGCTCGGAATGCCGCTTTGGCGCTACTTCCCGCAGACATCGATGTCTGCATATCGCTAGACTTAGACGAGCAGTTAGAGCCAGGCTGGCGTGAAGAATTAGAGTGTCTCTGGAAACCAGAGACCACCAGACTCAGTTATAAGTTTGACTGGGGGCACGGTAAAGTGTTTTACAGTACGAAGGTACACACCCGCAAGGGTTACCACTGGCACCACCCGTGCCACGAGTACATTAGGCCAGACCATCGGACCAAGGAAGTGTTTGCGTATAGTGAGATGTTGATGATTACGCACCACCCCGACGAGACAAAGTCACGGGGTCAGTACTTAGATCTGTTGGAGATGTCGGTCAAGGAAGACCCAAGCTGCCCACGCAATGCGTTTTATTACGCTAGGGAGTTAACATACTACCAGCGTTGGCAAGAGGCGATTGTGGCACTGCAAAAGTATTTGGCGATGCCAGAGGCGACATGGAACAACGAACGAGCCTACGCATTTAGGTTAATCGGTAACTGCTACGACAACCTTGGACACGACGGCATCGGTTGGTACCGTCGTGCAGTATCCGAAGACCCGGGCGTGCGTGAGACGTGGTGTGAGTTAGCACAGGCGTGCTACAGAAAAGGATTATGGGAGGAGTGTTACGGCGCGGCATGTAACGCACTCAGGCTGACAGAGTGTACCTACACGTACACCATTGATGCAAACAACTGGAAGGCAAGGCCGCACGATTTGGCGGCAATCGCAGCCTATAGGTTAGGATTTAAAGAAGAAGCAATTAGGCACGGCACCAACGCATTACAATTTGAACCCAATGACGAAAGATTACTAAAAAATCTTGAGTATTATAAGGAATAGATATGGCACAGGCAGGTTTTACACCAATTAGTTTATACTACAGCAGCACGGCAAGTACACAGCCAACAACTGGAAACTTGGTGTTGGGTGAACTCGGATTAAACATTGCCGATGGCGTAGCTTACTTTAAAAACGCGGCGGGTTCTAGTATCGTGCAGTTAAATGACCCCGCTGGAACCGCCGTAGCAATGGCAATCGCATTAGGATAAGGAAAAGAAATGGCAAATACATTTACAAGTTACGTTAACAAAAACGTTGGCACTTCTGCCGCCACGGTAGTGACGGTTGGCGCAAGCACACAGACCACCATCATTGGTTTGTCGTTTGCAAACACCACGACATCACCAATCACCGCCAGCGCGTACATCACACGTTCTGCGGTAGACTACTACCTCATCAAGGACGCAGTAGTCCCCGTCGGTAGCTCTCTGGTGGTTGTCGGTGGCGATCAGAAGACGGTAATGATCACCAGCGATGCGCTCAAGGTGATTACATCTGCCGCGTCATCTGCTGACGTAGTAACTTCAGTACTTAACATTACCTAAGAGGTAGATAATGTCATATATTGGCAATACACCAACCACCCAGAGTTTTATCTCTGGCACTGACTACTTCAATGGCACAGGCGCTCAGACTGCGTTTACCTTATCCCGCACGGTAGCCTCTGTTAACGACATTCAGGCGGTAGTCAACAACGTAGTACAAGTGCCTAACGATGCGTACACCATCAGTGGTACGACTATTACCTTTACCTCAGCTCCAAGCTCTGGCACACAGAACGTCTACGTGCGTTACCTCAGCACCACGACTCAGGCAATTACACCAAGTCAGAATACTGTTAGCTGGAATACATTAGACAGTAATGTTCAGGGTGATTTGGGTATTAGCTTTAAGAACCGCATCATAAATTCCAACATGGCGATTGACCAGCGTAATGCTGGTGCTAGTGTTAGTAATACTACTGTGGATGTGTTTCCTGTTGATAGATGGGATATGTCAGGTAGTGTTGCATCAAAATTTACAGCACAACAAAACGCTGGTTCTGTTACACCTCCTGTTGGGTTTGTAAATTATTTAGGAATGACATCTTCTTCGGCGTATACCGTAGGAGCCTCTGAACTATTTTATGTTCGACAAAAAATTGAAGGATTTAATGTTTCAGATTTGGCTTGGGGAACTGCAAATGCTAAAACAGTTACTTTGTCATTTTGGGTTTATTCAAGCCTGACAGGAACTTTTGGGGGGTCTATAAATAACAGCGCGGCTAATCGCTCTTTCCCCTTTAGTTACACAATAAGCGTAGCAAACACTTGGGAACAAAAATCAATAACCATTGTTGGCGATACATCTGGAACTTGGTTAAAAACCAATGGTATTGGGCTATTTGTGTTTTTAAGTCTTGGTGCTGGTTCGACTTACAGCGGAACGGCTGGTGCATGGGCTGGAGCAACTTACACATCAGCCACAGGAGCAACATCCGTAGTCGGCACAAACGGAGCCACCTTCTACCTCACAGGCGTACAACTCGAAGTAGGCACACAGGCAACGACCTTCACAACAGCGGGTGGTTCATACGGTGCTGAATTGCAACTTTGCCAACGCTATTTTTGGGCTATTTATGGAACATCAGGAACTGGATATGCGAATATAGGTGCTGGTGGATTTTTATCTTCTACCAGTTTTTCTGCGTTTATTCCTTATCCAGTTCAAATGAGAGCAACTCCCACTTTTGCACAAGCAAGTTTACAAATCAATACCTTTGGCTATCCATCTGTAACAGGAATTGCTTCAAACTATTCAAATCAATATGCTGGTAGGCTTGATGTTTCAACTTCATCTAGTTCTTCTGGATATGGTGGAGCATTAGGTGTTAATGGAGTTACTTCATCTGCTTATATAACTGCTTCTGCGGAGCTATAAAAATGTATAAATTATCACCAAACGCACCTAATGGAAAACCACCAAGTGTAATTTTAAATGGTAATACGGCTATCCCATTCGACCCAGCCAACACCGACTACGCTAACTTCAAGACCGCCATCCTCGAAGACAAGGCGCAGTTACAAGACGCAGACGGCAACACCATGACCGCAGAACAGGCAAAAGACTTTATTAAGGAGTTACCATAATGGCTGTTAGTCAAATCATTAATGCTTCTTTGGCAAGCGGGGTTCCGAGTGCAGCTAAGTTGCCAGCGGGTTCTGTGTTGCAAGTGGTTAATTCTGTTTATTCAGGGTCATCTGTAAGTACAACTTCAACCAGCTTAACAACGACAGGAATTAGTGCATCAATTACTCCAACAAGTTCATCTAGTAAAGTTTTTATTCTTTTAAATTCAAATGTATATCAAGGAAATACAGCAACTGGTGGAATGTATACAGTTTACAGAGGTGGTACTAATTTAGCCACAGGAACTTCTCCATCTATTATGGGTGGTCCTTATAGTTCAGCAGGAACTGTAGGTGGTCTACTTTCTTTAACATTTTTAGATTCCCCAGCAACAACATCTTCAACCACTTACACAGTTTATTTTGCTACTAGCGGTGGAACAACATATTTTAATTTTACTAATGGAAATGCAAACAGCACTATTACTTCATTTACCCTTATGGAGATAGCGGCATGAACCACAAAGCCATATACACATTAAACCCATCCGTAGTCACCATTCGTGGTGATATTGCCTATGATGCAGAAGGTAACGAAGTCCAGTACGACAAGGCAGCAGTTCAGGCTTATATAGACGCTAACGCCTATAAAGACCTCCGTGCCGCAGCTTACCCATCGTTTGCCGACCAATTTGACACCATCTTCCATGAAGGCATAGACGCATGGAAAGCCCAGATTCAAGCAGTAAAAGACCGTTTCCCGAAGGAATAACTTATGTCATACATAGGCGCACAACCAACCACAGCGGCGTTCATAACAGACCAATTTAATGGCACCGGTTCACAGACCGCCTTTACGTTATCTGTCGCACCCGCAACGACTAGCTCGATCCTTGTCTCCGTCTCGGGCGTCTTACAAGACCCGACGACCTACGCCGTCAGCGGGACCACCCTCACGTTCTCTGCCGCGCCCCCATCGGGCACGGGCAACATCTCGGTACGCTTCCTAGGCATCCCCGCCAGTGGCGTGGCAACTACTGCCTACCGTACGGTCACCGAGTTCACCGCAACGGCAGGGCAGACAAGTTTCTCGGTACCAAGCTACACGGCAGGCTACATCAACGTCTACCGTAACGGCGCGTTGCTGGGAACATCTGACTACACAGCGACCAGTGGTACGACGGTCGTACTAGCCAACCCAGCATCTTCGGGCGACTTGGTGGTCACCGAGTCGTTCTTTGTGAGTAGTGTGTTAAATGCGATCCCAGCGGTGGCAAATGCCGTAACGACTTCGTACATTAATAACGGTGCAATAACTGCGGCTAAGATGGCTGCTAGTGGTGCATGGGCACCAGCAGGTACTGTGGTGCAAGTGGTTTCTCAGCAAGCACCAGCAAACTACACTTCAACTAGTTCTGCATTAACTCTGTTAACACAATCTTTTACTCCTACAAGTGCTTCAAACAAAGTCTTGGCATTAATGTCTTACACAGTAGAAAGAAATGGTGGTAATTCAGGCAACTATATTCTTGTTAGTCTTTTAAGAAATGGCTCAACTATTGTATCTAATTGGGGTAATGCCACAGGGTATCAAGAAGCCAGCGGAACAAGAGGAATAGCAACCCACACCTATTTAGATTCTCCAGCTACGACTAGTGCAATTTCTTATACGATTGTCGGAGATTTTAGTGCTGGTGGTGCTGGTGTGCCTTGGCAATTTTATACATTTCAACTTACCCTTATGGAGATTGCGGCATGATAAATACTACTTACGCAATTTTTAAACTTAATCCGCAAATTGTAAAAACAGTAGGCGACATCGCCTATGACAAAGACGGCAACGAGGTATCCTATGACAAGGCTGCCGTAGAAGCCTACGTACAAGCCCACTCGTATATCGCCAAACGCCAAGCAGAATACCCACCCATCGGGGACCAACTAGATGCTTTATGGAAAGGTGGCGAGGCTGCTGCTGAGATGCTCGCTAAAGTACAAGCCGTAAAAGCCAAGTATCCTAAAGGAGCAACAGAATGACACAAGCCGTAGCCTTAGCCCAACAAGCCTCAACAGGGGTATCTCAGGGTTTCAAAAATAGAATCATCAATGGTGCGATGGTGATTGACCAGCGTAATGCTGGTGCTAGTTTAACAAATAATGGAAGCTCACAATATTCTGTTGATAGATGGCGGCAAAATAGTTCTCAAGCATCTAAATTTACAGTTCAACAAAACGCTGGTTCAGTAACCCCACCAGCGGGGTTTACAAACTATTTAGGATTTACAACTACTTCCGCAGTAACTATTGCTTCGGGTGATTATTTTTGGTTTGGTACAACTGTAGAAGGTTATAACTCTGCTGATTTAAACTGGGGCACTGCTAATGGAAAAACAGTAACAGTTTCATTTTGGGCATACGCTTCAATTGTTGGCTCTTATACATTATTGTTAAAACCGGGTGGTGGTGCTTATTCTTATGCCACTTCTTTTAGTTTAACTACTGCAAATACTTGGCAGTACATTACAGTAACTATACCGCCGTTAACTACTGGTGGAGCAATAAATACAACTAATGCTACTGGTATTCAAGTTAACTTTAGTTTAGGCATGGGTTCTACTTATTACACTTCTACTGCAAATACTTGGGTAAGTGGTGATTTTTATGCTCTAAACGGAACTGTAAACACTATTTCTACCGCAGGAGCAACTTTCTACATCACAGGAGTTCAGCTAGAGGTAGGCTCTACAGCTACTAGCTTTGATTACAGACCTTATGGAACTGAGTTAAGTCTTTGCTATCGCTATTATCAATCCATTGCTTATACTGCTAACTCAATACTGGCTATTGGTTTATGCACTTCAACAACTAATCAAGAATGTACAATAATTTTGTTACAAACAATGCGTTCAAATCCAACGATTACTTTACCCTCCGCTGGACAAACATCAGGAACAATATCATTTTTAACAAGCTCTGGTAGTTATCCAGCATCAACAGGAACAAATACAGTTAATAATCCTAGTGTAAATAATTTTGTAATATCAGGGGGATCTTATTCAGCATCTTTTGTGCAAGGTAATGCTACTTGGTTATACCCAAATGGAAATGTAACAATTAGAGCAAGTGCGGAGCTATAAATGTATAAATTATTACCACAACAAAAAACACCAAATGGTCTAGTAGATGCAAATGCAATATTGCGTATTGCTGACAACGCATACATTCCCTTTGACCCAGCCAACACCGATTACCAAGCATTTAAAACTAATGTTTTAGCTGGCGCAGAACTGCAAGATGCCGATGGGAATGTGATGACACAAGAACAGGCAGACGATTTTATTAAGGAGCTTCCATAATGGCTTTGACAATCGTACAACCAGGAGTTGGTGGAACTGGAGTTGGTACATTCCCATCTCCGGGCACCGCTGGCAATGTATTAACATCTAACGGAACAGTTTGGACTTCAGCCGCACCTGCGGGCGGTGGAAAAGTTTTACAGGTTGTTAGTGTATCAACTTCAACAAAAACCACACGACAATCAACAGATTGGGGCGATGTCACAAATTTAACCGCTTCAATTACACCCACAAGTTCATCTAGCAAAGTTCTTGTTTTGGTAACTGTTGCTGGACTTCAAAAACCATCAGGCAATACTCAAGAAGCACCATCGCTTAGACTTTTGCGTGGAGCAATAGAAATTGCCGCACAAGTTAATATTATGTATTCTGCGGGTTCTATTGGTTATTTTCAAGTAACAACAGGTTTTACTTATTTAGATTCGCCAGCAACAACTTCTTCAACAACTTATAAAATGCAAATAAGGGGTAGAGATGCAAGTAATGGTCCTGTTGCAGTTAATACAGACAATGGTGGTGAAAATAGCACAATTACTTTATTGGAGATTGCGGCATGATTGATGCAATTTATAAACTATATCCGCAAGTAGTTTGCACAAGCGATGATAAAGCCTATGATGCAGACGGCAACGAAGTCGCATACGATAAAGCCGCAGTGCAGGCTTATGTAGATGCTCATGCTTATATTGCTAAAAGAGCCGCAGAATATCCTCCCATCACCGATTACATTGATGGTGTAGTAAAGGGTGACCAAGCACAGATTGATAAATACATTGCTGACTGTCTTGCTGTTAAAGCGAAGTATCCTAAATGAGTGAACTAATCGATAAAAACGCAGCCGCGCTCTCCGCCCACGAGGCGGTCTGCGCCGAGCGCTACGCCGGCATCAACGCCAGACTAAAACGCATCGAGCAGATCCTCGTCGGGTCGGTGGGATTCATTGTGGCGACCATGATCGCCCTACTAGTAAAATTACACTAATGAATAATGTCAGACCAATTTGGCTTTTTAGAAGGAGCAAAATCTCTTGGTAGCACCCTTGACTCCGCGCGCGGGGTCAGCAAGGAGTTATCTACCAGTATTGCCAACGTACAAAAAGAAGCAACCGACCTAGCCCAGCAACGCGCCCAAGAGCGCATTAGGGCGCAAAAAGTCCACGTCGACCACACCATATTAAAGGCATTCGACGAGTTCAAGATCATCGAGGAAGTCAAGCGCCTCGAGCAAAAGATGAAGGCCGAGGTAACACGAAACTACGGCCCCAAGGCGTGGGATGACATACAGGTCATCAAGGCGCGTCTCTTAAAGGAGAAAAAAGAAAATGAAAAGCTGTTTAACAAAGACCTACACGAAATTAAAAGAGTACAGCTCTACTGCTTTCTCGTGGCTGCGCTCGTTGCCTACTACCTTGTGTGGGGTCATAAGGGGTAAAAAATAATGTTCCCGCTAACCGCCATCGTCGATGTCGGGATGAAAATCCTAGACAAGTTTATCCCAGACCCAGAGGCTAAGGCCAAGGCGCAACAAGAGCTCCTCAAGATGCAACAAGAGGGCCGGCTGGCAGAGCTTAACGCCGACAACATTGAGGCACAGGAGCTAACCAAGCGCCAGCAGGCCGACATGGCAAGCGACTCGTGGCTGTCTAAAAACATCCGCCCGATGACGCTGATCTTTATACTAATCGTGTACACCATATTTGCCGCCATGAGCGCCGCAGACATCGAGGTCAACAACAATTATGTTGAGCTCCTGGGCCAGTGGGGCATGCTGATTATGTCATTCTATTTCGGCGGACGCTCGCTGGAGAAGATAATGGAAATGAAGAAAGGCAAGAATGAACCTAAGCCCTAACTTTACACTAGAAGAACTAACCGCCAGCGAGGTGGCACAGCGCAAGGGGCTAGACAACACCCCAAACGCCACCGAGACGGCTAACCTAGTACGCACCGCAGAGTTACTAGAACAAGTCAGATCGCTACTTAACAAGCCGATCCTTGTAAACTCAGCGTTTCGCTCTAAACCAGTTAACGACTCTGTTGGCAGCAAGGACACTAGCCAGCATAGGCTAGGTTGTGCCGCCGATATCAGAGTCCCCGGATTGACCCCCAAACAGGTCGTACAGGCCTGCATCGATGGAGGAATACCATTTGACCAGATCATTGAAGAGTTTGGCTCCTGGACGCATATCAGCGTGCCAAACACCAA